GGTATTGTTTAGAGCGGTAAGTATCTGTAAAGTTCCATCGGCATACTGTGGTTTTTTAGATCCCAATGAGAATTTTGACAGATTTTTTAAGTTTTGGTATTGTTCAAAATTTTGGTCTGGTGCTAATCCATTAATCCAATAGAATAATTCAAGCCAGGATGCTAAAGCCTCATCGACTATAAACCTAGCCGTAAACGATTCAAATTCTGGTTTGTTACCTGGATGCCATAGATTGGCAAACAATGATGGTGTTTTGATTGGCGTCAAAGAAGTACCAGGTAGATTACATCTTTGGCAAAAATATTGTGTATTTGATACCCGAGGAAATGTCAACAGGAATTTTGTTGCTTGTTGAAAATTTGTGTTTTGTGGTTGGGTCATCAATTTTTACCTTTGGTTACGTGGTATAAAAATCTCACTATCAATAAGGTTGTCATTACTATAGTAAAAAAATAAATCAACATCCTAGCAATAATATAGTGGACTTTTCCTTCTTCTTTCATATCCACTCCTTTTATTGGTATTTAGGTCATAAAAAAAGGGGGATCCGAAGATCCCCCTGAAAATACCATTCTTAACGATGGCTACTTACTGTTGTAAGTACTTGTATCACATGAGGTTCTTAACACCGAAAATTCTGTAATACAGATTGCTACGAGCATTCAATGCACCGTTACCAACTGCAAGACCTTGGGCAAATGGGTTTGCAACCATGCCGTAACGTGTCTTGAAACCAATCTTTGGTTGGAAGGTGAACTGGTCAACTGCACGAACCATTTGTAGAGGAACGTATGGGCAGTAGAAAAGACCAGCATCGTATGGTGACGATCCCTTGTAACCGATGGTAACAAGTTCTTGGTTGGCTGTATAGCCACCAAAATATGGATCAATAAACACCTTGATACGACCATGAAGCATACCGGCAAAGGTATTACCTGTGTCATCAACTTGCAAATCGGCTTGTAGGGCTGGTGTGTATTGCAGAACACCTGCCATGGCCATTGCGGAAGCAACGTCTGAAGAAACAATCAGAACGTTACCCTTACCACGACGGGTTTGCTTGGCAATAACGTTAGCATCACGTTCGATTTGGAAAATCAAGCCCTTGAAACGTTCAACTGACCAACGACCGTTGGAATCAGTATCAAGGTCGAAATAACCAGGTGTTACTGTACCGTACTGGGCACCAACAACTGCTGTACCGTAGATTGTACGAATAACTTCACGGTTGATTTCAGACAAGATTTCTGTCGAAAGAATGTTGCTAAGTTCTGTTTCAGCATCAAGACCATGGATTGCCTTCAAGTCTTGTGCAAGTTCTAGCGAGTATTCTGCCTTCAAAGCACGGGACTGAGCGGTAACTGTGATCTTTTCGATAGAGAAAGCCATTTGCTGGAAAGCTGGGTTGTTATCAGCGCCAAGCAATTCAGCCTGTGCTGTTGGCAACGCAATACCAGTTGTGAAACTGTTGGCTGTGAAGCTAGATACAGCGTTGTTCGAAGTATCTGTAGTAATCGTACCGGTCAATTGGTTCAGACCGAATGTGTTATTAGCAGATGTAGAACCAGAGAACGTTGTGTTTGCTTCGTTGAAGAATGCTTCTGAACCTTGCTGTGTTGAGTAACGAGCGCGCATTGCAAAGATCAGACCAGTAGGTCCAGTCATTGGCTGTACGCCTGCTACGTCATAAGCAATAAGGTTAGGAAGTGCGCGACGAACCAACGAGATAAGGATAGGGTCAAAGTTGCTGACACCACCTGCTACGTTAGTAGGACCAGCATCACTTGTTTCTTGCAACAGACCTGCTTGGCCAAGAGCCTGACGGTCCTTTTGCATAGCAATTTGTTGGTTTTCAAGGATAATGGCTGTAACAGCTTTCTTGTATGGATCCTTAATGGCTTCCAATTCTGGATGTTCCAGAACTGGTTTCCACTTTGCTTGGAGTTCTTCTGATAGATACATTGTGATGCTCCTGTATTAAATTTAATTCGGTGAGATTATTTATCTTACCTTGGTTTTAGAAATAGTCTTAGCATACTGATCCATCATAGGATCTGCCGACTTAGTTTGTTTTACAGAATCATCTTCTTCAATTTGAACTTCTTCGTTCAAAGTGTCAACTGACGATACTTTTACCTTTGTATCAGGAAAATAGTTTCCTTTCAAGGTACTAAGTTTTTCTGTAAATTCCTCATCGGTAGTATACTCAACACTTTCTGCAAGTGATTTAAGTTTCTCTACCTGGGTCTGGGTCAAGCCTTCACATGCTTCTAGGACGGCCTGGACTTTCTTCTGCTCATTGATTACCTTGGTGTATTGAATGTTATTTTTGATTTCTTCATCCAATTTTGTTTCAAGGTCCTCAATTTTCTCTGTAAGTTCACCAATTACATCGACTTTATCTTCTGGAATGTCAATGTATGATTCAACAAACAGATTACGCAATTTAGAAATGAATTCTTCGACAATTTCAGAACGCAATCCGTTTTCGATTGCCAATTCATTGTCTTGCATCCATTGTTCTACCATGTAGTTAAGGTAGTCATCTACCTTTTCGGTAAGTTCTTCTTTGACTTTTTCAATAGCACCTTCAAATTGTTCTACCAATTCAGATTCCATTTGTTCTTGGATTGTCTTTAGTCTGGTATTAACAGCAGCTTCGAAAATTGTTGTTGCTTTTTGTTTGAATTCTTCCGATAGGCTTTCACCTTCCAAAAGAGCATTTACATCAGCAGAAAGGTCAATATCTTCATATTGGGTAAATGTTGCTCCTGGATTTTTTTCGAATGTCTGTGGAGCAAGAGGAGATGCAACACGGTCACGAATCTTTTCATATTCATTGGCTGATGCTTGTTGGGTATTCACCAAGTCAGCGCGACCTTGTGTTTCTTGTGGTTGGTTCTTTGGCTTGGAAAAGCCTACTCCATCTTTTTCAGAACCTACAGGAGGAGTTGCTCCTGGTGGCTTAGCCGAAGGTGTTCCTTTCAGGTAGTCAGGAAGTTCATCGTCCTTCTTTTCAGGACTGTTACCGACCAACCCTGCTTCTTTTTCACCATAAGCAACCGATGCGTCCAGCTTCTTAGGGCTGTCCTGTCCACCACGCTTAGATGCTACAGAAGCATTTAAAATGTCTTTAGCGGCTTCGCTCAAATTGAATTTACCCATGTTTGAAAATCTCCTTATTTTCCATATTGGTATTTATATTTCTTTGTTTTATAAACGTTTTACAAAGTTTTCAAATATGCGTAGACTTACTGACTCAATTTGCTTAGGTGTAGCATTTTGAATTGCTTTCTTAGCATTTGATTGATCCATTTCAGTCCATACACCATTAATAAGCATCCATTCTTTACCTTCCATGATACCTTGTACAAAGGCGCCTGGGGCTGAAGGGTCTGCTACTATATCTGCCGCTGTAGCTAGATAAAAATCGTCCTGAACAACATTTACACCATTGATGTTTTTTAAAGAACCCATGCCTCGGGAAGAAACACCAAGTTGGCATCCTCCTTCAATAAGTTTTCTTGCTGTATTTCCTGCTGTTGTTTCAAGAATCTTTGCTTTTCCAATCCAACGAGAACCTTCTTGTTTTAGTCCAACGATTAAATGGGAAACTCTATCCAAGTTGATGGATGGTGTATCTGGGTGTCCCAGTTCACCAAATGCCCTACCCTTGGAAATGTAATTTTCCTGATATCTTTCTACTTCCCTACGCATAGTTTCCTCTTTATACAGACGACCATTTTTATTTGGACATTCTGCAACTAAGAAAGGACCAACAATGAATAGGTCTTTTTTACCGTCTTTTTCTTCGGTAAGATATTCAACCGATTCTGTAATTTCCGTGATTAATTTCAAAATACTCTCCTATAACCCCATTGTTCGGCGGCGTCTTAATGATATACGTCTTTTTCTCAGGGCTGTACTTAACTTGCCTCTACGCTTAATTTTTGCCTTCCTGGCTCCAATTCTGCGGTGTTGCTTTTCTACCGAGGACATACGAACCATACGTCCTTTTCTAATCGTGTATCCTTTTACTGCCGAAAACTTTTTCCTACGTTGTACTTTACCTTTGCGAACCCTCAGTTTTATGAGTTTAGTTCTACCAGTTTTTACAACATTTCTGGTTATTTTTTCATCTAAGAATTCTTCTGCTTGTAACTGCATTTTGAAAGATTCTAGTTTTTCTGCAACAATTTCTGCTAATCTTTCTTCGATCAATTCCTTTGCTTTTGATGCATTCCCAGATAGAATAGCATCTATAATAGACATTATGGCCTCATTGAATATTGACCAAAGTTGAATGCTGCTGGATCGTTGAATTGACCACGTTGGTACATTTGGTTGTTTTTACGTAGAGAAATAAACAAGGTATATGATGTATTGGCTACGGCACCATTGGAATAGATTCCAATATCACCATTACCACCAACTGCATTATTAACAATAGATGGAATCTGCTCTCCCATACCATATTCACCTTGCATGTTTAAATGCATGATTGTTGATGAATTGGCATATTGAGCAGCGGCCGTTGAACCACCACCGTTCCAGAACAATTCAATTGTACCGGTACCAATACCTAGGTTGACAAAGTACTTGACGCCAGTGATCTGGAGGTCATAGTATGATAATGAGGTATTGCTTAAACTAAGTGCAGAATGCAAAGGAACGCTATTGGCATCCAAGGCTCCATACAGAGAGTTAGCAACTATTCTGGAATTATTAGATTCCTGACCAGAACCATCGAATGCCGCTGTCAATTTAATGACTGTATCCGTAGTGGTG